CATGGATTCGGGTAATAAGTGGCAATGGTGGGGTGGAAGTATATCCAATACTGTAGTAGATGCTACATGTGATTTAGTAGGCGGAAACACTACTGTTACTATGGATGACACTTCTGCAATGGTAGCAGGTCGTTTTGTACACGGTACGGGAATTACTGTAGGTACTACAGTGGCGAGTATTACTGACAGTACACACATAGTGCTAAGTCTTCCTCCGACCGCATCCGGTACAGATGTAACTTTGACTTTTGGTTCATCTGCTTGGAATACTGTTTCTACTGCTACAAATTCAGCAGTTGGAGGACAAGCAGAACTTATTACTGCATCAATAACAGGTGGAGATGGTATAGGTGGTTCTGCTACCTACATGGTAGATTTACAAGGTGCTGGCGGTTACACTTCAACAAATGCGTTTTACAAAGCAGATGCGGGTACTTTTATGATAGGTCGTGTACCCAGTTCATTCTATCTTAATGGGAAAATAGCCGAGGTCATTCAATATAACCGTGCGATGAGTACAGCAGAAAGGCGACAAGTTGAAGGTTATCTTGCAGAAAAATATGGATTTACAAAAAACGCATCTCAATGGAAGTCAAGCAACCCGTATCAAACTGATACCAACGGGCATCAGCGTACCAATGTCATTGATAAGCGCATTTCCTACATGCTACGCCCAGTTCGTTTACTGGACAAACAACACGCTGAGATGTTCCGCCCCAACCTCGCCCTTCACTCATCAAGCCCGCAGTACGGTAGCAACTACTTCGGTGCTACGGCTGGTGGAAAATACGGATTGTATGTCTATGAGACAACCAATGGTAAAGCGTCTGTTGGTTCGTACATTCGTGCTACCAACCCCGACACCAATCCCCCATACGCACCTGCATACTACATGGACATTAGCGCAAGCGACACTGTGCCTATGAGTCAAGGCCCGAAAATTATTGGTACAGGTGAAAGCAACTTTGATTCATCGTTATTGGACAACGAAGTGACACGAATCGTGATGAGCGAAAATACCCTGCAACACTACCGTGCTGATGCCGCTCGCCGCCGCACTCATCAAGAGGGTGAGAGCAAGGAAGAGCGTATGGATTTCAGCGTCAATCCTCGCTTCTCCCAATCTCTTCATCCAAAAGGACATAAAGGAGATGTAACCTACAATTCAAATGACCACAGTGGGGATGGAGCATGACCGACTATGATTTTTGTAACTGCTGTACACCAGCAGAATTAGCCTTTGCAGTGATGAAAGCCAAGAAGGAAAAACCGTTTCACGGTTACAACCCAAACAAACACAGCCCAAAAGGTGGACTAAACGCTAAGGGTCGTGCCGCCGCCAAGCGCAAGAGTGGTGCAAACCTCAAGCCTCCCGTGACAACCAAACCAAGCAAACTCAAACCCGGCTCAAAGAAAGCAAAGCGTCGTAAGTCGTTTTGCGCTCGTATGAGTGGTATGAAAGGTGCTACCAGTAAAAAGGGTAAACTCACACCAAAGGGAGCATCTTTGAAACGATGGAACTGTTGAGGGCTTGATATGATATTTGAGAAGGCTTGGCGTTTTCTCAAGGCATCACGCCAATCCGAACTGGGTGAGTTCCATCCCGACTTTCCAAGTTCTTATGGGCCAGTGACTATGCGAAGGTTTCATCCTGTACAAAATTGGCCTTACAAGGAATACATACAAAGCGATGAAGGGTGGGACGAAAAAATGTTTCAGCCTTATGAGAGTTTAATTCATGAAGGATTAAGACCAATTGACCCTTCTTACTCTTCAATCTCTTGGGAAGAGGCGGGGATTCAAGACAAAGAAAGTGGAATAGACGAGAATGTAAAACCGTTTGATTTGGAAGGAAAACAGGGGAATTGGTTCTTCCCGACTGGGGCGCAAAATGATAACGATTGGGATTATTCAGCCCAAAAGAATAATCAACACGGAAGGAAATTGATAGGTGTAAGAAAACCTCTTGATGATGTCAAAGGACAATTTCGCAACATTGGTTTTCAAGGCGAACCAGCGGAAGCGTATGTTGAGGACTTTATACCTCCACAACAACTTGTGCAACTACCAATGACTTACATTGGACAAGGAAGCGGCGATTGGGGGGCGAGGGGGGAATGACCGTCCTCAAGAACACAAGGACTGGTCGGTACAGCACTGACGCAGATGAGGTCATGACCCATGTGCGTAAGCCCGTGTTCGTGGACAACGCCATTCATCATGGTCGCATCAGCGTACAGAAGGCAAACAAGGCCAAGGTCACGGTGGAGAAGAAAAACACTCGTAATTTACAAGTGATGCCGCAACGCAACTACCGCATCCTTGAGGGCGAATCGTACATCCAATTGTCGCATAACAACACCCCCGGCCATTCCCTCAATACGGCCCCTTTCTTTGCTGATGATTTAATTTCCAGCACCAACAGCCCCATGCTCATATACAACGCAGACGCATCAGCCCAACGCTTGCTACCGCACAACATTGAATCATCATCATTTGGTGTATTGATGAATCTACGAAACATGAAGGGCAAGACGCTGGACGGTATAGGTTTCACAGGCCGTAAAGTCAAACTCGGTCAGCCTGTTGATGTAGGATTGCGTACATCGGATTTGGCTATCCGACTTGGTGAATCTATCAACAGTGGTGCTACCAGCGTAAACATTTCACGAGCAAAGAACACCACCGCCTCATCTGCCCGCAAGCATAGTACACGCTTCGTGGGTCAAGACTTCAACAACATGAACCTCATGACCGCCCTGCGCTTCTTAGGTCGTCACGACAGTCGTATGATATTGCTTGACCGCTTCGGTAACCTGTTGTATATCCCTGTATCATTCAGTGAAGCCGCCTACTCGGTGGACAAGAATATGCGATTTGGGCCAAAGCAAGATAACCCAATAGAGAACATCTCCAACCGTGTTACTGTACAGGGTCATCCTTTGGCTCTCAACGATTTGGTTATTGTCACAGTGGATGATGTAGAAGGACAGGTAGAAGAAGTGCGTGAGGATAGTTCACCTATCACTGACAACACTGCCCGTACCACTAATGCCGCTCGTCGTGTTGCACGACAGATTCTCAAATCACGCTCGCTCATGAAGGGTGCTATCTCAAGCGCAGGACACTTGAATCTCCTTACTTTGCGACCCGGTATGACTGTCAATTATGATGGTGGAAAGAAGGTCGTCACTGAGGTTAAGCACATGCCTATGCGAAACATGAGCGACATATCTATGCTCAATTTGGACACAGGAATTGAGGGCATCCTTCAAGGAGTCACGGAAGGTAGTACCGTGGGTGCTAACGACAACAACCCCGCCACCTATGTACAGGTAGTAGAACAGAACTTGGCCTTGTTTGGTAAGGTTGAGTTGCGAATTGTTTCAGTGGTAAAGGAAAGAGGGGTATTTAATACGGCTTACCTTATCGGTGGTGTGAAGGGAACACACAATCGTGGACTAATAGGCGGAAACGGCTTACCGATTGGAGTAAATAAAACAACAGTAAAGGGGAACATATATGCCGATTAGTGATTATATGCGCCGCCTCTTGCTTGACACTCTCGCAAGCAACATCAACGAAGTCATCTTGGGCTTTGATGGTACACCTGCTACTACTGACGATGGTGCCGCTGGACGACCAGCCATTACACTCACACCCACCATCACAATTGTTGATGACACTTCCCTACTGATAGAAGCCAAACTACCCTATGATACTTCATTTACTGAGCAAATAAAGGAGGTGTACATTCAGTTTCGTGACAGTGCGGATTTCACTCCTGTTGCACGATATACCATTGCACCAATAAATAAATCATCAGCAAATGAATTAAAAATCCAAATCGCAATTGAGGTGGCTTAATGTACATTATGGACGATGCTTGGCTTTTTCTTAAAGAGCGAAAGAAGCAAGGATTTTATCGGGAAGCCACAATACCCGATGATAAAAGAAAACCTGTTACCAAAGTTTCAAGAAGTCAAACAAGACACCCGTTTGCTAATCGTTTTGCTACGCTTGCTTTATCACAGGCTCTTGCTGATATGGGTCAAGACATAGTACCCGAAACGCCTGTGTCGGGTGGTGGAGTTGAGCAACACCAAATGGATAAGGTGTTTGGAAATAGGGGCCGTCATGACTATGGTGGTATGCAAAATGAAATGGATGTTCAAAGAATAAAGGAACTTCCATTGATGCAAATGCTCGGTTTAGCGGATACGAAGGGTGAAAATGTTGGTATGCAAGACGGTAGGCTAAAGGTGTTTGACCCCGCTTTCCGCACTTTCCGGGGGCATAAAGCGAGACAATACGGAGAACCAATTGATTTTCGGCAAGGTATAATTATGCCTAATATAAAACAAAATTTTAAGCATGTACCTGCCGCTGAATTAGCGGAACTGACACAACGAGTTAAGGATTACAGACCTCAATTTGATGTGTGGGAAAACGATGGTAATGAAAGGGCTTGGAAAGAAGGTATGGGTGATTACACAGCGGTAAGGAACACACTCGATTATCTTAATTCATTAAACCAAGACCCACAGCAAACTAAATTATTTCAGCATGAAGGGTTTGGAACAGACCCGCAACAATACAACTACATGTTAGAACAATTGGGGAGAGGACAATGACAGGAAATCCATTATCGGGACATACAGCGGCAAACCACGCATCAGCAATGATTGGTAGCGGGGTCTTTACAGACAGTTTAGAAGACGGTGAACACATCACCAGCCCTTCACTTACAAACATGCTTGAGGGTGTGCATGGAAACGGTATCATGTTGGAAGAAGACACAGCAGGTACGGCAAGCATTCGTGATAATCCCGAAGACCTACCGGGTGTTTGTGAGCAGGAAACTAATTCCAACAGGATACGAATAGTAGGTGGGCACGCAGTCCTTGATGGTGTATTGTACAAGTTTGCAAATGGGCCGGGTTCATCTCTACTTGTAGATTTTACGACAACAAGCGCACACAAGCGTGCTTCCTACACCGCACTTTCCAGCGGGCAGGAGGCACTTATCGTTGTGTATATTTCTACTGATACGAGCAACCATTGTATCACATGGGAAATGGGCACACCTGTGGCTACATCATCTAACACCTACCCTACTAC